ATCTGCATCGATGCGTCGTTGGTGAACATGTCCATCAGGTTCACGTCAGCCTGCACCTTGTCCACGTCGTCCAGCACGACGGCAAAGTATTTGCCCTTGTCGATCAGGAGTTCGATGGGGGTGGACTGCGGAACCTCGTTGGTCAGGTTCTGGCCCTTGGCGTAGTCCCGAATGGTGATGGTCGGGATTGAGCGGATGTGGACTTTGTCGCCCTGACCCTTGATCTCGCCTTCCCAGTCGTTGTTGGTGATTTCACCAAGAACGGTGGACTTGTAGAACTTGGCCTGGAGCTTGCCGGACCAGATTTCGGGGATGAACTTCGCAGCACCGGAGCCGGTGTACTGGTCAGTGGTGCCGCTACCGTAGTAGCCAGAGGAAACGGGAAGAGACATGATGAAATACCTTTCGGGTCACATAGCGGTCATCGAATTCTTCCTTCGATGGTGGCCGCATGAATATCGGATTCGATGGCGATGATGTCCTTGTCGCTGACCGACCCGGTACGCACCTTCTTGTAGAAGTCGGCGATCTCGGCGCGGCTCCAAATTTTCTTGGAGGGCGGAGTGTTCGGCGTCTTCGTCGAGTTAGGGGCGACCTGGGTTTCCAGCGCGTTGGACGCTGCTGCCACCTGCTTTTGAGATGTCTTCTTGAACGCGGTAAAGAACTTGACGACGCGGTCTGCATCCCGGTTCTGTTCGGCTTGGCTCAACAGGTCCTGACGGCGTAAGCCTGTCAGTTCATCAACCTCGTCCAGCCATTGGTGGAATGACTTGTCCTGGTTGATGGTTGTCCAGTCCGGCACCCTTGCTTCAAGCGAGGAGTAGAAGTCCTTCTCCACCGTCTTGGTCGTCACACCTTCGAGAGTTTCGAGCTTGGCTTTGAGTTTGCTGATCTCGCTGTCCTTGGTCGCAAGCTCCTCGCGGGCAATGCGGCGGGCAACGTCGATCAGACCTTCACCGTACTCGTCGATCTCTTCCTGTTTGACCAGCGGTTCGACAGGCTTGGCATTCTTCAGGTCTTCCAGTTGTTCCTGGATGGCCTTCAGGCTGCCCTTCAGTTCCTTGTTCTCTGCGGCAAGGCGTGGAACCTCCGAGTTGTACTTGCCCTGCAAAACCTTGAAGCGGTGTTCCCAGTTGTCGCCCGTGGCGTGGGAGCCGTCATCGGCAGCGGGGTTCGGACTGAGGCCTGTAGGCTTGATGTCGGCGAGATCAACAGATTCGTTGGACGCAGGCTGTTGCCCGGTCTGTTCGTTCTGTTGATTTCCACCGTCACCGCCGTTAGGCGACTCGGTTGGCTGCTGACCCTTCAGCAGTTGTTCCTGTAGTTTTTCGGCCAGTGCTTCGGCCTCGGCTACTTTGCGTGGTAAAGACATCGATACTCCGTGAGCCGATCAGATTGCTTTGTGAGCCTTCGCGGTGTTCACTGCTGACTGTCGGTGTTCACTGTCCCGGTTTACAGGGCCGGAACCCTTTGTGGCGAAATGCCACTGAGCCTTTCGGCTCACCGCGACTTGCGGAGAAGGTCGTTGGCCGACTCTGCTTTTTCGAGAAAATCCCGAACCGTCTGCGCTGCGCCTTGGGTCCATCGGACGATGGTCTCGTCCTTGGTTGTGGCGCCATCGGCGTATAGACGGTCCAGGCTCTCGCAGAGCCATTCCTTGACCTTCAGGAAATCCTGGTTCACGTTGAGCGAACTCAGCGCGGCCAGGACTTGCGGATTTGCTTTGTTCAGCAACGGGGCCTCACATCATTGGGGCTTCGGCAGGAGCGCCGTCGCCGGGTAGGGTGGTGGGCGGCTGCATTCCGTCCGGCCCACTGATCTGTTGTTGCTGTTGCGGCTGCATGGCTGCCATTGCAGCCTCGGCCTTTTGGGCGCGGAACTTCATCATCTCGGCGGGTGGGATGATCTTGTCCGTGTCCATTTGCAGACCCTCGGCCAGCTCGCGCAGCAGGTAGCCGCGTCCCTCGGCGCCGATGATCTGGAGGTCCACCGGGTTGGTCGTTGCCGCCAGAAACTCGTTGCGGCGGGCCTGGATGGCTTCCTTGGCGATGAGACCCATTGCACCCTTAGCCATGACCTTCATGTCGCCCTTGATGTAGGGGTCCGGGTTGAAGAGCATGTTGTGGACGTAGTAGCGGTCCACCACCATGGTCACCACATGGTCGATGCGGGTGATCGCCATCTTGATGCCCTTGGCCGCGTTGTCCATCAGCATGGACAGACCAGAGGCGGTGCGACCGGCACCCTGGGCGCTGCCGCTGCCGTAGATGTAGTTGGGCACCCCGGTGATTTCGTCGGCCTGCTTGGCGAAGGTCTGGTACACGCCCATCAGCTCGGCAGCTCGCATCTCCGGCTGGAAGAAGCGGATCGCAGGCTGGCCGCCACCCGTGCGGTCGGTGGTGGTCTGCCAGAGCTTCCACGGGTACATCGTGGTCACGTCCTCGCCATCGGGCAGGCGGTCCACGGTGACTTCAACTTGGGGGCCGGAGGCGATGCCCATGTTGTTTGCCAGCGAGCGGGCAGCGCCGTTGCACATGACCTGGATGTCGGCCATGGTCTCGGGCAGGGCCTGACCCCAGAAGGCGCCAGGGATGTTGCTCCAGCAGGCGATCTCGTAGGGACGCCTGCCCAGCGGATCGGGGTTCAGCACCACCTTGATCACGAAGGAGCCGATCTGCCATGCGTTGACTTCGTAGACCGAGGTGGGCTCGACGCCCTTCAGTCCCCAGTCCTCCAGGACCTCACCCAGCACAGGACCCCAGAACTCCAGGGCCTCGATGAAGTTGCTGGTCCAGTAGCTGCCGTTGAGCTGGCCCTTGAGCTTCTGTTGCTCGATGTCGCCGTACTCTTGGTAGCGGTAGCCGTCGCGCCCGTAGCGCAGGATGACTTGCTCGATCTCGGCTTCGTTGTAGCCGGGGACGCCCTTCAGGTTCTCCACGTCCTTCAGCGTCAGGCGGTGACGCTGGATCAGGAAGCCGTCGTTGACGCCGGACGAATTGGCCGAGGGGAAGATGTCGTAGGGCGAGACCCGCTCGGTGTCGCGGGAGAAGTCGTTGACGACGATGGGCTGGAACTCGGGACCCCACACCAAGCGCTTCTTGCGGCGCACGGAGGGGCCTTTCATGATCGCCGTGGGGTAGGTGACGAAGTCGTCCACAAACTCCTCGGCGGCGCGGCGGAAGCCGCCCTGCTCCATCTGGTCGTAGATGACGTTGGTCATGCGCTGGGCCGAGTTCTTGGCGTCCTCGCGCAGCCGCAGGCGGATCATGTCCTCGACCTCTTCCAGGCGAGCGCGGAAGGCGTCGGGGTGAATCTGTGCGCCGGTCGCCAGAAACTCCTCGGCCTCCAACTGCACATGCTCAACAACCATCATGCGCAGCTCGGGCGGCATCTCCGGCTCTTTGGCGACCGCGAGTTCGAACGGCATCTGGCCGTTGTTGAACATCACGTCGATGATCCAGGACTTGGCCGCACGGCACTTGATGTCCGTGAGCATCATGTAGATGTCCGAACCGCCGGTCTCACGAATCTGGGCCAGACGCTCGGGGTCGTACTCGCCACGGCGCTGGCGCTCGCACTTCAACAGACGCTCGGTGATCTGTGTCTTTGCGTACTTGGCTTGGTTCCAGCAGTTGGTGATGTGGCGGGAAATCGAAGACGCAAGAACGTCGAGGTTGTCCTGGGTCTCAATGCCCTCGCCCTTGGGTTCGGGCGGTTGTGTGATTGCGACTTCCATGACTTAGGTCCAACCTTTACTCGACTTCGCAGTGACTTTCTTTGCGCGAACGGTGACGCCACCGTCGCGGGCTTTCAAACACAGGTACTGGAGCGCGTCGTGGGGATGCGAGAACTTGTCCTTGACCGGACGATCCCGATAACGCTCCCCGGCGACTTTCAGCCGCTCGTACCGATAGCCGCCGATGAAGCCCTTGCGCAGGGTCTTGCAGTTCGGCGACAGCAGGAATCCAGGTTCACCGCTCGCCATGCGGTTGAGGTAGAACGCCACCGACTCCCGGCGCGGGATGAAGTCGTTGGTGTTGGCGGGCTCCGTGGCAATCCCCGCCTCGAACAGTTCCTGGAAACAGGTCCGTTCGTCGGTCTGTGATCTGTTCATCCCAGCGGGGTCACCCACCGAGATGAACTTGTTGCGCTGGTACTTGTTCAACAGGACCGGCTTGACCACGTCCGTGGCGAATTGCCGGATGCCCATGTCCTCGGCGACCAGCTCCTCCAGGATCAGGAGCTGACCCTTGGCCGAAATCTGTCCGATGATGCAGCTCGGGGTGAGCCCGAAGTCCCAGCCCAGGTAGATCGGCAGGCCCGGGTTGACCGTCAGCTCTTCGGGGGCGACGTGGGTCTTGTCGTTGTACTCGGGGTAGACGGGCTTGCCGTCTGCCGTCGTACCGTACTGGCCCAGCACGAAGACCTTGATCCAGTCGTCGGTCTTGCCGGCCAGCATGTTCTGGTAGTAGGCGTACCCCTGCGGCAGGTTGAAGACGTTCTCCGCGTCCGGGTTCGGCTCGTAGATCGCCTTGCCGTTCTCGACCCGCATCGTCAGCCCACCGGGCTGGTGGAAGAAGGCAAAGCCCTGCGGCTTGTCTTCGTCGAACTTGTAGATGTACGAGTCGTCGTCCGGCGGGTTGGTGTCCATGATGACGCAGGGATGGACGGGTCCGCCCTCGCGCTTCGGGGGGAAGCGCCCCACACGCTGGGTCACCATGTCGAAGACTTCCTTGGGGACTTCGGAGCCTTCGTTGATCCACGCCCCGGTCAGCTCCAACGACCGCAGCTTGTCCGTGTCTTGGGCGGTCTCCATGGCGATGAAGACCACTTCCAGGTCCATGCCGTAGCCGTCGCCGCAGTCCTTGATCCGCATCCGGCTGATGATCGGGGTGTCCCACTTCATCGGGGCGATGTGGCCCGGGAACCAGGACTCCCAGGTCTTGATGGTCGTCGTCTTCAAGGACGGGTACGTCGCCCGCACCACGCCCCAACGCGCCCTACGGACGCCGTTCCAGGGCTTCTGCTTCATCGTGTGCTTGACGATCTCGACGCAGCACGTCGAGGACTTGCCGGAGCCCACCGGACCCTTCAGGACGCGGACGAAGGAGGTGTCGTTGTGGAACTGCGCCGCCACCGGCCCGGGCGGGAAGTACGTGATGGGCTTGTTGTCTTGCTCCATCAACCCTCGACCGGCTTGGTGTACTCGGTGTTGATGTTGAACGTGACGTGTTGCACTTCAACGTCGTGCTTGATCGACGCCAGATCGGGCATCGACTTGTCCAGCAGCATCTCGATGGACTTCAGCCGGATCGCGGTCATCTTGGTGTTGCCCTTACCCAGCGCAAATTGCTGGAGGACGTTGACCAGTTGACTCGTCTGGATCGATTCACGCACCAGTTCACCGTGAGCCTTCCGCCGTTTGTCGCGGTACTCCTCGATTTCCTGGTCAACAGTCTTTGTTGGCTTGCGTGGCATGGTCGTGATGGTGTTCGTTGGCCCGTTACGTGGAGCCATACGCCCGGATCAAGTCGCAAGAGGAGGTAGAGCGGCCCTCCGGGTGCGGCAGTTGGTCCTCACTTGCCGCTTGAGGTGAAGCTCGAACCGCATGGCGATGGCAACTCCATGCTGGTCCCGACTGTAGCCACCCGATCCGGACTTTGCAAGTC